AGCAGGTCCTGCGCGACTGAGAGCGAGACCTCATGCTTCCTGGCAAACGTCACCACCTCGGCCTTGACGGCGTCAGTGAGCGGCGATCCGTCCGGCGTCTTCAGGGCGTCGAGCTTCACCTTCTCGACTTCCGCCTTCCGGGCGGCCGTCGACCGGGTGACATACCCCGTCGTCGCGTCAATCCGCTCGTCCAGATACGCCTGGGCGGTCGGCGTGTCCCAGCCCTTCTCGTTGGCGCGCGTCACAAACGCCGTGACGTCGCCCTCTGAGAGGGGACTGTTGTCCTTGGGTAGCGTGAGGTCAGTCGCTTGAATGGCCATCGTCTGTGTCTCCGTCTTCGTGTGCCGCAGTCTGGTCGGCCTGGGCCGCCTCCTGCGCGTCCGCGCTACGCGCGTCTTGTTTCAGCCGGGCGATCGCGAAGGGCTCCACCGCTTCGAGTTCAAGCAGGAGCCATAACCCCACGTCCCGTCGGCCGAGAAACCGAGCCATCGTCGTCGCCTCCGCCGAGGGCGCCGACCCGAATAACTGACACTGTTCGAGCACTGCCCACACCACCCGCCGACCGGCCGGTGTGCGGAGCACCGCTTGCACATCCGAGCGCCACTGCGTCAGGCGCAGCTTCTGGCGCTTCTTTGCCCGCGCTTGCTGCTTCGCGTCTCCCGCGTTGCCGACGAGTGCGTCAGGCATGCACGATGTCAGCGATGTTATGAACACCTGGGCGCTTCAAGATGTCAGGGTGAACCGCCGTCATGTGGGCCGCGACCGCCTCCAGCGCTGCTTTCTCGGTCGTCGTCACCGCGACGAACCCGCAGGCCCGACATGTCGACGTGACCTTCATGGCTGCAGCGCCCGCTGCATCCGCGTCAGCGCGGTATCCCCGCCCATCTCGGTCTCGCTCATCGTTTTCCCGGCGAGCGCCATCTTCTGCATCGTCTCGGCCTGCTGCGCCGCCTGGGCCGCTTGCGCGTCCGCATCGGCTGCGGCCTTCGCGTCCTCGTCGGATAGGACGAGGTTCGGGTTCACGCCAAGCATGTCCGCCGAATCATCAATCGCCTGCATCGCGTTGACCTTGTACCGGGCCGAGGGCCACACGCTCGCGACTTGGGCCGCATGGGCCAAGAACCGCTCTTGAGCCGTGACGCCGACCAACTTCAACGCCTGCGCCATGACCGAGATGTACTCGACCTTCAGCGGGACATCGGCCAGCTCCCGCGGCGCCTCCGGGATCAGCCCCTGCCGCGCCAGGAGCGCGTAGATCCGGTCCACCATCGGCGTCAGCAGTTCGGTGTCCATCTGCTGGAACACCGGACCTAAGACAAAGACCTTTTCCTCGCGGAACTCTTCGACCTCGCGCTCGGTCAACGGCTGAATCCCCGTCCGCCGGGAAATCAACTGAAACTGGTCCACGTAGAAGCTCCGGTTGATGATCGCGACGATCTGGTCGATGTCCTGCCGCAGTTCCCCGACCTTCGGCTCAACCTGATAGATGGGCTTCACGCCCTGATCGGTCTGCCCGAGGCCCGTGTCATACGTCACGTCACCAGGAATCGAGGAGATGCGCGAGTTCATCATCCCGATCGGCGCCTTCAATGGCGGGTTCACCAGCTTCTCGACCGCCTGGGCCTTCCGACGTTCCATCGTCTGCAGGGCCTTGATGCTCCCGAGCGCCAACATGGCCGGGGCGTTCTCGCCGTAGTAGCACCCGTCGGCGACTTCCCAGCGGGGCGCCTGAATCGGGAACTCGTAGTAGCTGCGGTCGCGGAGCAGGCCCTTGCCGTCGCGGTGCGACCCTTGTTCGAACCAGAGCGAGCGAAACCGCGCCTCGTCGGGGTCCCCATCCGCCTCGGGGTTCGGGTAGACCAGCCAGCAAAGGTCCACCGGAATCTCGGTTTCGTGGCGCGCGTAGTGGTCCCGGATCCGCTGCGAGACCGGCTCTAGGCCGAATTCCGCCACCACCTGGCCGACGGTCATCACGTATTCGCGGACGAACGTATCCAGTACCCCACGCGCGTCAAACCCGATCGCGAACGTCCCGACCTGGTAGGAGTAGGCCCGGAAAATCTGTTGGTCGTCCTCAAGCAGCCCCTGCGCCGCCGTGCCGAAGAGCCCGCAATCGCCGTAGGTGCTCGGGAGCTGGCTGTAGAGGTTGCTCTTGAGACAGGCCCACAACAGCCGCTCGGTCGTCTCATGGAGCCAGACCTTGACCGGCGCGAACTCAGCGAGGTCTGGGTCTGGCGTTGTCAGCCGCATCCACGGCCGGTTCGGCGAGGTGATGCCGGCGTGCATCCCGCCCTTGAGCGTGCGATGGGCCAAGCTCGCTGTTTCGTTGATGATCTTCTGACTACGGCGATCCCCGCGGTTGCGGTCGGTCGTGAACCAGCGCGGCCGGCGCGGCATGACGAAGTCGGCGAGCTCGCGCCAGTGCGGGTCGTACGTGGTGCGTTCCTGCCAGAGGGCGTCCTTGATGCGGCGGTATTCGGCTGTGACGTCTTGGATGTCCATCGTGGCGGTGGTGGCCATCAGCGGTCGAGCCTCTTCGTGTAGATCGTGTCGATGGGCTCGTAGCCCAGCTTCAGTAGGACCTGCCCCAGCGCCGGGCTCTTGAGCTTCGCGTGGTGGAGCACGACTTGCACGCCTTCAGCCTTCAGGGCCGTGTCGCACGACGCGATCAACTGTAGCCCGAGCCCGCCGCGCCGGTATGCTGGGGCCAGCCAGAGCACGTCCTGCACGGCTTGCAGGCTGTCGCAGTAGTGGGGATTCGTGCGGATGAAGAACACGGCATACCCGGCGAGCACGCCGTCGACACGCACCGTGAAGATGCGGAGCATCCCGGCCTGCTCGGCCTGTTCGTAGGCCACGCGGTCAGGGTTGAACGCGATGTCCGGATACGGCGCCAGCTCGCGCGCCTGCTCCGCCAACAACGGCAGCGCCTCCGCCCAGACCTGCGCGAGTGTCTCACGTTGGAACACCGTGGCGGTGGCGGTGGCGAGCACCTAGTTGTCTCCCGCCGGCTGCAGCTGCCCAATCTTGAACGCGAACCGCATCAGCCCGACCTTGGCATCCCACTGGATATGCGCCGGCTGATACGTCCGCAGGCACGCCGAACAGACGACCGGGGCGAACCCGAGGACGTGGAGCACCTGATGCGCCGCACACGAGCACTCGATGACCGCCGTCGGCGCCCACGCCAGCAACTTGTACTGGCCGACGATCGGCACGTTGGCTGGGACTTTGAACGGCGAAAAGGGGCCACTCATGCCTGAATCCTGAGCTCGGCGAGGCACTGTCTATAAACTAGACACAGTGTCGGCCGGTGTCAAGGATAAAGTGTGCTGTTGTGACGCTACGTGTCGCGGTAGGGGTCGAAGTCCTGCACCGCCTGATGGCGCGGGCTGGTCGATGCCTGCATCCCCGCCGGCATATCTGGCAGCCCGAACGTCAACGCCAGCGCGTCCGCCAGGTCCGGCGAGCGCCCGAGCCGCTTCTTGACCTGGTCTTTCTCCTCCAGCACGAACTGCCCATTGCCGAACGTATAGGTTGGCGCGATCAGCTCGAAGGTCAACTCCCCAATCCGCGGGAGTACGCCCTGGCCCTTCACCCATTCCGCCATCGTCCACCACAGTTCCGCCCGCTTGTTCTTGTAGCGCGGGTCCATCGCCTTAGCATGGAACTGCACGTTGATCGGACTGAAGCGGTTGGTCCGCAGCACGTCCACCGCGCCAGCCGCCCAGCCGCCGGTCGCATCGAAGAACTCCAGCTCGCTGCCCCAGGTCGCCTTGGCAGCCATCACGCGATCGGCAATGTCCGTCGACACCGAGGAATCCCGCAGGTGGCGCATGACCTTCGGCTGAAACGCCACGAGGCCCTGCCGCGGGAAGATGACGGTCCGATCATCGCCGAAGCGCGCCACATCCACCCCGAGCCGTTTCTGCGCCCACTCATACGCCTCCGGCTTGGCTTGTCGGCTCATCGCGGCTTCGACGTCTTCGATGCCCAACAGCGCATTGATGGAGCTCGGCGGGAACTGACCCAGGATCGTGGCCTTCACCCAGGCATTCTCCCGACCGTACATGCGGATTTGCTCGCGGGCGTTCTCGATATTGACGCGCTTCGATCGGCGCGGGTCATCGGGATCGCCCGTGACGATGACAACGTAGTAGAGATGCCGCTGGGTCGTCGCGGCGTGATGCAGTGAGCCTTCCAGGCTTGTCGGGTTGCCGGCAATCAACAGCTTCGCCCATCGTGCCTTGGCTGAGAAAATCTGTTCCCCCGATAGGAGAATACGCACAGGCACATCACCGGCCTCGTCGATCGTCACCATCACAAATGGCGCATGGAGGCCAGACAACGTCCGGCCGATCGATTCCGTATCCGCGCGACGGCTCCACGTCCTCGCCTCCAGGAACCACGTGCCAGGAAAGTCCACCGACGCGATGCGCGTGGCGCTCCACTTGAACGCCGTCTGCAGATATTCAGACCGAGACTGCCATTTCAGCATCTCCTTCCAGAGGTTGCTATTGAGATTGTCTTCAGTGATGGACGTGCAGAGCCCTTGCGGATGGTCCTGGGTGCTCCCGTAACAACTCAGGAAGTTCCAATTACACACCGCGAGCACGGCCGTCTTGCCAGGCCCAGTACAAGCCTGGAGCGACATCCGTAACTTGTCTGGGTCTTGTGAGGGAAACACTTGCAGGACTTCGTCTTGCCACGGGTCGCCGGCTTCGAACTTCAACTCTTCGTAGGCAAACGCCCGTGGGTTTTCGCGCCAGCGCCGGATGAGAGATCCTGAGTAGGTCAGGTCAATCATTTAGTGCGAGTGTATATGACCGTCTATGTCGCGCCACGAGGCGTCGAGCACGTCACCGATCGTCACCTTGCCGGAGTGTTTCACGCTCTCTGCTGGCTTCCCATAGGCGTAGTGCCAGAGCGTGGTCTCGACCGCCGGCGCAATCCGCCCGCTATCAAGACGCCTCTGGAGTTTAGCGAGGTATTTTGGTGAGGCGAGGAGTTGGCGCGCGAGGTCTTGCGCCTCGGTGGTGATCTTGTTTGGCGTGC